AGCAGCTTCACAGAGTGTTGGTGAAACAGGTTTTAGTACAATAACACAAAATGTTACTGGTACTAATAATCAAAAAATCTTAGTGATATGGAGAACAGCAATACACGATGGAGGATCTGGAGGAAATCTTTATTCTTTTGCAGCAAGTGATAAAATTAATTGTAGTACAGGACAAATTAGATCTGTTTATAATGGTGCAGACCGACATTGGTTTTGTTGGGTTACTATTACTGGTTCTGGTTCCTATTCTGTAACGTTTAATGAAATAACGTATGCAATATTTGGATGGGAAACTATATATTATAATAATAGACAAAAATTAGTGGGCACCACTGCACCTGATATAGGTACTCCAGATATAAGTGCCACAGAAATTTTATCGGTTCATAATGAAGGAAATACTCCTTCTGGAGGTATTAAATTTAGTGATTTATATAAAGGTGGTTCATATGTGCCCAATAATAGTGTAAATGCTAATATTCCTACAAGTGGTTCTATAAGTTATGGTGATTTTGTTAATACTAATAAAACGTGTGCTAATCGCGGTGATGGTAGTGATACATTAGAAAATATTGTAATAACTGCAGGAATAGCCGGTAGTACTACTTCTAGCGGTGGAGGTGGCGGAAAAGGTGGAGGTACTACTTACACTTTTAATTATAGGATAGGATATGGTGAAGCAAATTCTGGATATGGGGATTCTGGTGATTTAGGATCTATTACTGGTGATGGTAAATATAGAGGATTAGGACTTGGAAGTTATAGTACAAACCCTGATAGAGAAATTACTGCTGCATTTGTTGGGATCACTGGATCTAGTACAACTAATAATTACGTAACTCAAGGAACAGAAAATTTTAGGATAAGATTTTCCCAAAGGGCCGATAATGCAACATATGAAGGATTAGGTGGAACACACACTAGTGGAAGTGCTACCGCAAGTAATAGCGTTGCCAATTGGCAACAATGTTTTTGGTGTAATGTCGATGATAATACGGGACAATATGGTATGCTTGATATAGATGATGCAACTTTAACTAACTATGAACATGGAAGTAATAATAATTATTCTGATCTTGTGTGGACACACAGTGGTATAACCCAAATGATTAGCGGAGAAACATACGTTTTGGCATTCCTCGATTGGGACGTATAAATAAAGATATAGAGAGAACAATATGGCTAAACCAAATTCAAGAGCGACACTTATAGCTTACTGCAAAAGAGCATTAGGTCATCCAGTGATCGAAATTAATGTTGATGACGATCAGGTTGATGATAGAATCGATGAAGCATTTCAATTTTATAACACGTATCATAGCGATGCAGTAGAAAGAGTATTTCTTAAGCACTTAGTAACAGCATCGTATTTAACATTATCTGCCTCAGTCGCGGGTAATTTTACCGTAGGTGAAACAATTACAGGAAGCTCATCTGAAGCAACTGCAGTTGTAATTGCAGGTTCTGCAGGAGTTAAATTATATTATCCGTATATAACACACGCAACCGTTACTACATTTACAGTAGGTGAAACAGTAACTGGTGGAGCTTCTGGAACAACCGGTGTTATAAGTTCAATCACTCTAGGTGACATAGAAAAGGGATATTTAGATGTTCCTGATCTTGTTACAAATGTAACTCGTATATTCCCTATTAGCGATACTACTACAACTGCTTCATTGTTTGATATTAAATATCAATTACATTTAAATGATATATATTCGTTAGGTTATTTAGGAAGTTTAGTTAATTATGAAATATCACAACAGTGGTTATCAATGGTAGATCTTATTATTGATAGCGATGATCATCATTATGATTTTAATAGACATCGTAATACGATTAGAATCGATATGGATTGGGAAAAAGAAGCAGTTGCAGGACAGACATATTTAATATTAGATTGTCAAAGAATATTAGATCCTGCATCATATACAGATATATATGATGATTATTTCTTAAAACAATATGCAACACAATTAATTAAACGACAATGGGGTGCAAATCTTATTAAATTTGAGGGTATGGTAATGCCTGGTGGAGTTACCTTTAATGGTAGACAATTATTTGATGATGCAAACGAGGCATTAATACAATTAGAAGAACAAGCACGACTCAATTGGGAAGATCCAATTGATTTCATGGTGGGGTAAAATAAGTGGCAAGATCTGTTTACTTTTCTCAGGCAGTTAAGTCAGAGCAAAATTTATACGAAGACTTGGTTATTGAATCTTTAAAGATTTATGGCCAAGATGTATATTATATGCCTAGAACAATGGTAAGTAGAGATTTTGTTTTAGGTGAAGATAGGGCATCGAAATTTAATGATGCTTATATGATAGAAGCGTATATAGAAAGTTCTGATGGATTTGAAGGAGCAGGAGATTTATATTCTAAGTTTGGTTTAGAAATTAGAGATGAAGCCACCTTTGTTATCTCACGTAGACAGTGGGAAAAATATATAGGGTTTTGGAATACTGCTGATATAGTAAGTCCTAAACCTTTAGAAGGTGATATTTTATTTCTTCCTATGACAAATAAATTCTTCGAAATTACTTTCGTAGAACATGAACAACCATTTTATCAATTATCTAACTTACCCGTTTATAAACTTCAGTGTTCATTATATGAATATAATGACGAAGATTTTGAAACTGGTATCGAATCTATTGATGTTGCTCAAGTTACAAGTTCATATCAAGTTACTTTAGATTATAATTGTACTGCTAATGAACATCCAGAAGCAAGTGAAATTATAACTCAAATATTAACAACATCTCCTAACACTTCAGTGTTTGGTGAAATACAAACAATTACTAAACTATCTCCAACAACGGGTAGACTTGGAGTATCTAATATTGGTGTATCTGGTATTGCTGAAGCAAGAGATTTTGTTGTTTCATCTACATTAACTGCTGTTGGTGGAACAAGCGCAAATACAATTACAATAACTAAGGTTTACGATATAGGCGATAATAGCATATATGTAGATCCAACTGACGATCAATCGGGTAATTTAACCTTTGAAGTTGAAGCCGATGGTTTCTTAGACTTCACTGAAAGTAACCCGTTTGGCGATGCATCGGAAAATTACTAATGTTTGGAACTCATTTTTATCATTCAACCTTAAGAAAATCCGTAGCAGTTTTTGGTACAATGTTTAATAATATTAGTGTCATTAGATTAGACGGTTCTGGAGGAGTATTAAATCAAATTAAAGTTCCTCTTTCTTATGGACCTAAACAAAAATTCTTATCTAGAATAGACGCTAGTACTGGTTCAGATGCAAGTATGGCTTTAAAACTACCTAGAATGTCATTTGAAATTACAAGTTTAGAACAAGATAATACTTCTAAATTAAATAAAATGGCAGTTATTTCAGAAAAACATGCAACAGATTCTTATAAGAAAAAGGTAGTTAAGCATATGTCGCCATATAATATTGGTATGCAGCTTACTATTATGGCAAAAAACCAAGATGATGGTTTACAAATTTTAGAACAAATACTTCCATATTTTCAACCTGAATATACCGTTTCTATTAAACCTATTAATGGTTGGTCATATAAACAAGATGTTCCTATTATTTTAAATAGTACTGCAATAGAAGATGATTATGAAGGTGATTTTGCAACTCGAAGAGTTCTTATGTATACATTAGATTTTACATTAAAAATGAGATTCTTTGGACCTACTGCAAATACTGCTATAATTAAAGAAATAGATATAGATTACTTTAATAAAGCTAATACCGACGAAAAATTTTATGGTGTTGATTTAGGACTTAATCCTCTTACGGCTGATCCTGAAGATACACTTATATCTTCTGGAACTCCAGGAGCAAATGAATATAAAATAACTACCGCATATGATCCTATAGGTGTTCCAGAATCATTCGCAATATATGGTACTGTGTTAAGTGGTACGTTTGTTTCTGGCGAAACTATTACTTCTTCGATTTCAAATAATACAATGGAAGTGAGTAATACTGCATATACAACTAATCCTGATACTGGAACAATTACAGTTGCACAACCAACAGGTTGGTTAAATATAGGTGAAGTTTTGACTGGTTCAACGTCTGGTGCTACAATAACTGTTGCATCATACACATAAGATTGGTAATATTATGAATAAAAGAAAGAAATTAGAAGATAGTCTCGCAAAAAATCTACCACAAAAAGATAGAATTTTAACAACAGACGATATCGATAATAAAGACATAAAAGACGATTATGAATTCTCACGGGCAACTTATAGAGATTTAATACACAATGGTACAAGATCATTAGATGTTATGTCAGAATTAGCCAGAGAGTCTGAGCATCCTAGAGCTTTCGAAGTACTTAGCAATTCCATTAAGAATATTGCTGATGTCACGGATAAACTTATGGCTTTACAAACAACAAAGAAAAAATTAAATAAAGAACGTTTAGATGCAAATAAGCGTATTACTAATAATAATGTTTTTGTCGGAAGTACTACTGATTTGCAAAAAATGTTAAATTCAAAAAATGAAAATATAATAGAACATGGCGAAGATTAAAAATAACGAATTTGGTTATTTAGGTAATGTTAATGTAAAGCGAGATGGCCTTGAAGAAGGTTTTACTGCGGAACAAGTTCGAGAATACAAAAAGTGCATGGATAATCCTGCATATTTTGCAAAAACTTATGTAAAAATTATATCTCTTGATGAAGGTTTAGTTCCATTTGATTTATATCCATACCAAGAAGAAATGTTTAATCATTTTAATGCTAATCGTTTCAGTATATGTTTAGCATGTCGACAAAGCGGTAAATCAATATCTAGTGTAGTATATCTTTTATGGTATGCTCTATTTCATTCTGAAAAAACTATTGCAATCTTGGCAAACAAGGGTGTAGTTGCAAGAGAAATGTTAGCTCGTGTTACTTTAGCATTAGAAAATATTCCATTCTTTTTGCAACCAGGCACAAAGGCACTCAATAAAGGCTCAATAGAATTTTCAAATAACTCACGAATTATTGCAACTGCAACATCTGCTTCTTCAATTAGGGGTTTATCTGTTAATTTATTGTTTCTTGATGAGTTTGCTTTTGTAGAAAATGATGCAGAATTCTATACTTCAACATATCCTGTTATTTCATCAGGTAGTGACACTAAAATAATTGTTACTTCTACTGCAAATGGTGTTGGTAATGTATATCACAAATTATGGGAAGGTGCAGTTTCAAAAGAAAATGAATTTAAAGCGTTTAGAGTTGATTGGTGGGATGTTCCGGGTAGAGATGAAACTTGGAAAGCATTAACAATTGCTAATACTTCAGAATTACAGTTCGATCAAGAATTTGGTAATACCTTCCTAGGCCGGGGCGGGACTCTAATAGATGCAAATTCTTTGCTTGCACAAAAGATGCATGAACCGGTTATGGTAAAAGAAAACGTATATATTTATGAAATGCCTTTGCAAGATCATGAATATGTAATGTGTGTTGATGTGGCCAGAGGTAGAGGACAAGATTATTCAACTTTTACTATTATTGATATTAGTACAAATCCATTTCAACAAGTTGCGGTCTTTAGAGATAATATTATATCGCCTATATTATATCCAGATCTAATTTATAAATACGCATATTTGTTTAATAAAGCTTATGTGATTATAGAATCTAATGATGCTGGCCAATTGGTATGTAATGG